ACCAGACCTCGATAGGTACTCGGTTCGCGCAACCGCGCCAGCATCCAGTTCATGCCGGTATCCCGTCGCGCAGGAACAGCGCGCGTTCGGCCTCGCGGCGGCGGGCCAGCCCGGCCAGCGGCACTTTGCGCCCGGTGTTCGGGTCCCGCGCCTTATCCCAGCGCAGGAACTGCTCGGCGGCGGCGGCATAGGCTCCGGCGTTCAGTTGCGCCAGCAGCGTACTGGTGGTGAACGCGCCCACGCCGATGTTGAAGACCAGCGAGCACAGGGCATCAAACATGCACGGGTGCAGCCGCACCTTGACGCGCGCGGCCACGGCGTTCGCCACCTTGAGCAGGTCGGCCACTAACAGGGCTTCGGCCTGCTCGGTGGACAGCGGACGCGGAAAGTGATCGTCGGGCTGGAGTCGGTGCCCCCAACCGAGGGTGTTATGTCCTGCGCTGTCCGGGTAGGGAGTCGGGGCAAAGCCGCCTCGGGGGCCCTGTTCGAACTCTTTGAGCAGGGCGTAGGCGGCGTCGCCAGGGAGAGTCGGAGTCATGGACAACGCGGTGACCTCTGGAAAGGGCGCTGGATCAGCATTAACGAATATACAATATTAGCATTTTCTAATATAGTCAAAAACTATATGAATGACATTTCTAATAGCCAATAACGATGGCCGAACTCGCTGATGGCATCACCCGCGCGCTGCTGAAGATCGCCGAACGCGCCCGCGAACACGCCTGGGAAGCCGCGCCCTACCGGACCGGCGACTTGCGCGCCAGCCTGACCGTGCAGGAAGTGGACGCCGAAACGGTGGCGATGGGCACGAATCTGGAGTACGCGATCTTCGTGCATCAGGGCACCGGCCTGTGGGGACCGCATCGTCAACGCATCACGCCGACGACGAAACAGGCGCTGTACTGGCCCGGCGCGCGCCATCCGGTCAAGAGCGTCAAGGGGCAGCCGCCGCAGCCGTTTTTACAAACCGCCTGGGAGAAGGTGCAGCCGGAGGTCGCGACGCTGGCGGCCCCGGACATTGGCGCGGCCGCGGCGCAAGCGCTGGCGGCGCGGCTGCCAACCGTGCGGATCGAGATTCCGCTGTAATCAGGAGAACCGTATGTGGGGATTCCGCAAGTCGGCGGCGACGCCGGTGATCAAGGCCCGCACGATCAATAGCCAGCCGCAGCGCTGGCCGACGGCGAGCGACGCGCCCGGCGGCGATGAATGGCCGCGGCCGTTCGACTTCGACACGGCGCTGGAGGCGCTGAAAATCAACCCGTACCACGCCGGGGCGATTCGGGTGAAGGCCATGGCGGCGGTCGGGCTGGGCTGGCGGCTGGTGGACGCCGCCACTCAGGAGCCGTTGCCCGAACAGCACGCCGTGTGGGACGCCGCCTGGCCGGAGGGCGGGTTCAGCGCGGCCGTCTGGCGGGTGATGCTGGATTTGGAGAGTTTCGGCAATGCCTATCTGGAGGTCGTGCCGGTCGGCGGAACGGTGACGCTCTACCCGATTCCCGCCGCAACCGTGTGGCGCACCCTGAGCGGCTTTCGGCAACGCACCGGCGCGCGCCAACAGGACTGGCCGCCCTGGGCCGGCGGCGAGCGGGGCGTGTATTCGCTGGCGTTCCCCCATCCACAGGCCAGCGTCTACGGCCTGCCCGACTGGCTGCCGGCGCTGAATGCCATCCTGCTCGACGCCCACGCCAGTGAATGGAATTACCGCTTTTTCGAGAACAACTGTCTGCCGGCCTGGGCGATTGTCGTCAAGGACGGCGCCATGGACGCGACCGCGCAGGCGGCCGTCCAGGAGTTTTTCCAAAACCAGCACAAGGGCGCGCTGAATGCCCACAAAACCCTGCTGCTGATGGGCGGCAGCGCCGATATCCGCTTCGAACGGCTGCAAACCGAAGCGAAAGACATGAGTTTCGCCGAGTTGAAACGGTTTGCCCGCGACGAAGTGATCGCCACGCATGGCGTCCCGCCGCGGCTGTTGGGGATTATCGCCGCCGGGCAACTGGGCGGCGGCAACGAGATGACCGCGCAACTGCAATTTTTCCGTGATTGCCTGATCCGCCAACGCCAGGAAATCCTCAGCCACTGGCTGCAACCGCTGTTGCCGGCGGGCACGGCGCTGAAATTCACGACGATGGACATTACCGACCCGCAAACCGACGCCACCTACCTGCAAACCCTGGTGCAAGCGGGGGTGATGATCCCCAATGAAGCGCGCGCCGAACTGGGCCTGGCGCCGCTGGACGGGCTGGACGAAGCGGCGCTGGCGCGCGGGCTTTAAGAGATGGTTAAGCCGGTCTTAAAAACGCCCCCCTCCCCCGCGCGGAAGGAGGGCGGCATGGTTCCGCGCAAGTATCCGCCGGAAGCGGTGGCCTACGCCGAACAACGCTACGCCGCCGGGTTCAGCGTCAGCGCCATTGCCCGCGAGCTGGGGATTCCGCGCGCGGCGGTGCAAAACTGGCGGTGGCGACTGCAATGGCCCAAACCGGCGGTGCAGCATGGCCCGAAGCATTCCGGCGACATCAAGGTGCAGGCGCGCGACTGGTATCAGTGCGGGCTGTCCACGCCGCAGATCGCCGAAAAGCTGAACCTGAAACCGACCCTGGTTTCGGCCTGGGCGCAGCAGGGCGGATGGACGGCCGGGCGGGCGGATTTGAACGCCTCGCGCGATGAAGTCGTGCGCGCCATTGCCCGGATCAGCGCGCAGCGGGACCTGACCGCCGCCGATCATCACGCCCTGGACAAGCTGACCCGCAGCCTGGAGCGGCTGGACAAGGCGCGCAAGGCGGAGGAGATGACGCGGACGCCGAAGAAAAAGCCGGCCAGCCAGGCGCAGGCGCAGCGGGACGCGCTCTTGGCCAAGGCGCTGCACACGGATTTTGGCCTGTATCCCTATCAGCGGGAGTTTCTGACCAACCGCAGCCGCTTTCGCGCGGTGTTGAAGGCGCGGCAGATCGGCTTTTCCTGGCTGCTGGCGCTGGACGCCTTGCTGGAGGCGGCCGGCGGGACGAACGCCGTCATTGTCTCCGCCAGTCAGGATCAGGCCGATTTGCTGATCGGTTACGCTCAACTCCATGCGATCAAACTGGGCCTGGAGCCGCTGGCCCTGTCGCGCAGCGAGCTGGTGCTGGAGTCCGGCGGCAAGGTGATCAGTCGCCCGGCGAACGTGCGCACCGTGCAGGGCTTTTCCGGTTCGCTGTACCTGGATGAATTCGCCTGGATGCCGGACGCGCGCAAGATGTGGGAGGCGGCCGTGCCGGTGATCGTCGCTGTCAAGGGGCGCTTGACGGTCTGCTCCACGCCCTACGATCAGAACAGCCTGTTCTATCAGTTGATGGAGGATCCCGAGGGGCGCTATCCGCAGTTTTCCCGCACGCGGATTGGGTTGCAGGAGGCGATTGCCCAGGGGTTGCCGGTGGACGCCGGGGAATTGCGCGGGCTGTTCGACAGCGACGCTTACCAGCGGCTGTTTGAACTGGCCTGGTTCGATGATGCCGAGAGCTATTTCACTATCGCCGAGGTGCAAGCCTGCGTCGGCGACTGCCTGAACGTGACCACCCAGGCCCCGCTGTACGGCGGCTATGACGTGGGGCGGACGACGGACGCCAGCGAATTGGTGCTGGTGGAGAGCGACGAGAAAGTGACGTTGCGGGTGCGCAAGACGTTCAAGCGGATGCCGTTCGCCGACCAGAAGCGGGAAATTGAACAGCATCTCGTGGCGTATCGGGTTCAGACTCTGCACATCGACGCGACCGGGATGGGGGCGAATCTGGCGGAAGATTGCCAGCGGCGCTTTCCGGGCATCGTGCGGCCGGTGTGGTTCACCCAGGCGCTCAAGGAGGAGCTGGCGGTGAATCTCAAGAAGCTGTTTGAGGAGCGGCGGCTGATCATTCCCAACGATCCGGGGTTGATCGCGCAGATTCACGGCATCAAGCGGATCGCCAAGGCGCAGGGGTTCAGCTATGACAGCGGGCGGAACAAGGAGATCGGCCATGCCGACGCCTTTTGGGCGCTGGCGCTGGCCTGTCGGGAGTTGGGGTTTGGCGGGCGGCGAATCGTCACCGCCCGGGTGTTTTAACGCCCCTCGCCCGCTGGCGGGAGAGGGGTGGGGGGAGAGGGAGCTAGACCTCCAGCCGGGCCTGACGCAGGCACGAACCGACCGAGCCGACCGGGCGGTTGACCTGCTGGGCGATGGCGACCTTGGAATAGCCTTCGCTATGCAGCCGCACGATCTCGGCCCGCTCCTCGTCGCTCATCATCCGCCGCCGGGGCTGGCCGTCCAGCCAGTCAATCTTGATCTTGAGCAGCTCAATCCGCTCCTCCTGAATCGCCAGATACTCGTCCTTGGTCAGGGTGATCGTCTCCGGCTGCGGTTGCGCCCGGTAGCCGCCGGTCTGGCGAATCGCCGGCAACACCTCCCCCGCCACCCACTTTTGAAACGGCAACGCCTTGGGCTTGTCGCTGCGGTTGACGAAGAAATACAGGCCGGGTTCGGACAAGCACCACAACTCTTGCTCGCCGCCAGGGGTACGAATCGGATTCGTCCCCTTCCATTCCTCGGGGACATGCAAAAGCAGGTTGCTATCAAACCGGCCGTACTCCAGCGCCTCCGCCACATCCTTGGCGACGAACCACGGCAGGCCGTCTACGGACAGGACGCGAATGGGGGAAGACTCAAAACAGAATGGGGTTAAGCTCGACATGGGAAATCTCCTAACGATTTTTCAATACCCTTAACAGAAGGGGGCCGGGAGGTTGAAAACCGCGTTAGGACGGCGGGCGCTATTCAATGTATTTACGCCCCCTCCCGACCTTGATCGGGGGGCACAAAAAAACCGCAGGGCTATCGGGTGCGGGGGTCCGCCTAACGAGGAGTTTTCACGCTCCAAGCAAAAGGATAGCCCGCCCGGCGGCCGGGATCAACCCCCCCCTATGAAATAGGGGGGGCAGGGAAGGTCTCAAGCAAATCATCCATGATCTCGATGGCGATCGCCAGCAGAGTGGTGGCGCGCGGATCGGGATCGTCGGCCAGATAACCCTGCAAGGCGAGGGTGAAGTCGATGATCTCTTCCGACAGATTGGCGGGAGTGGGCAGGCCGGTGTAGGCGGCGGCGGTTTCAGTCATGGGATTCAGGCTCCGGAGAGGGTTCGGCGGCGAACGTGCCGCGCAGTTGGGCCGCGAGGTTGCGGAATTCGGCGGGCGGCGGGGTGCGGGTGGGCCGCTGGGGCCGCGACGGGGAAGCCCCCCCATCCCCACCTTCCCCCGCCAGGGGGGAAGGAGCCAGAGTTCCCCCTGGCGGGGGAGGATCGGGGGGGGGGAAGGCTTGGCTCAGCCGGGCGCTGACGGCTTGCATCCCGGCGCCGGCATCGGGCCGGGGTTGGCGGCGTTCCGTTTCGACGCGCTCTTCGTGGCGGGCTTCGGCCTGGTTCGCCTGCCCGGCAAGGATTTCCAGCAAATAGCCGTGGCTTTTCAGCGGCAGGCTGAGAGAGTGGCGGCGCTCCAGCATCTCGTCCAGGGCGACCTGCCAGGCGGCCGGGGTCACGGCCCAGGGGCGGCCGTGGCGCTGAATGCGGCCGGCGTCGATCATCCCCTGCAATTCACCCAACAGACGGGCGACGCGCTCCCAGGTGAGGCTGCGGTTCGGCGGGCGGAACAGGGCGAGATAGCGCAGCAACCGGGGACCGAGGTTCGCCGGCAGGGCCAGCGCGGTGGCGACCGCTTGCCGGGCGGCGGCGTCATTCATCAACGCCTCCAGGCTGAGCGTCGCGCCACAACAGGGACAAGTCAGCCGCATGGTCAGGTCTTTCGCGCCGCATCCCGCACTTTCAACGCCTCGACCAGCCCGTCCATGGCCTCCAGCAAGGTCACATCGTGGAGGGTTTTGACGGTGCGCCGCTCGGGCAAATCGCGGGTGTCCACCACATCCACCCGATCAAACACCTCGGCAAAATGCGGGCGCGGATGGGCGCGAATCCAGGCGAGGTCGTTGCGCAACCCGGCCAGGCTGCCGGTCATCGGCTGCCAGAAATACAGCAGCCGACCTTGAGCGTCTTCCTTATAGTGCGGAAAGTGGGGAAACCAGCCCGAGGTTTCGATGTCGTCCGGTTCAATGCCATCGCTCACCCCGGCCTCTTCCACTGAAACCAGATAACTGTAGCCATAAAATTCAATCGCTGCTTTCCTGCCCATCATCGTCACCTTTCTTGAGAGGGGTTTTGACCTGATCCTTGAAATAGCGCCACGGGTCGCGGGTGGGCGTGTAAGCGGTATAGACCAGATTGTTGCGGAATATCAGCACCACGCCGTTTTGCGACAGGGTCACCAGTTCGTCTTCCCGCCCATTTTCGCCGGTGGCCGCGCCCTGGTCGGTGATCGAGCGCAACGCCGCTTCAATCTTGGCGCGGGAGAGATGCTCGCCGGCATGGGTTAATCCCCGTTCCGACAGCACCAACTCCCGGTTCAATTTCTTATCGACCTGACTGAACAGCACCTTGTCTTTGACAAAAGGCTTCCCGGCATCGTCGCTCCATTGCACAGGCTTCCCCGCTTCGCTCAGTTCCGCGAAGTAGGCGACGGTGACCGTGCGGCAGCGGAAGTGATAGGGCGGCAAACCGAAGTGATCGGGCAAGGAAGACAGGGCGTTCAGGTCCCGCAACCAGGGCTGCGCTTGTTTCAACTCGTCCTTGCCGCTGGCGTTCAGGATGCGTTCCCGCTGATCCGCCAGGGTGGCGACCGGGATGATGCGCCCGTTCAGGCACCGGCAAATGTCCGAGGTGCGCTCGTCGAGGATCGCCCGCACCTTCACGGACTGAATGCCGGCCCGTTCGTAGCCCGCCACCCGGCCGATTTCCCGCAACTTGCGCACGCTGTGATCGGCGACGCCGTTGAAGTAGTCGCGTTCGCCCACCTTGAGGTCGGCAAAGTGCTGTTGCAGCGCGGTGGTCAGCCGGTCGCGGCTCCAGCCTTCGGCATAGGCCTGGTTTAAGAGGCCCTCAAACCCGGCTTGGACGTCGCTGGAGTAATGCTCGCGCAGCCAGAAATAGTTTTGCTGGCCGACCAGTTCCAGGGCGCGGTAATCGGGCGGGCCGAGGGTGAATTTCAGCCGTTTCCCTGCGCCTTCGACCGCGCCGGCCAGATAGAGCGCTTCGTTCAGGTCGTTGAGGACGGCGGCGGGCACCGTCTCCAGCGCCACGTCGGCCAGATTCAAACCGCGCAGGGCGTCCAGCGCGGCGGCTTCATCCGGCGCGTCGGCCAGCCGGGCGAGGATCTCCGCCAGTTGCGCGCGCAACGCCGCCGAGGACACCCGCGCATAGAGCGCGGTGAGCTTTTGCCGCAGCACCTCCACCGGGTTTTCCGCCTTGGCGACGAAGGCGCGGCGGGCCAAGCGGCGGGCGAGGGACGCCGGCATCAGCCGCCCGCCTCGCGCGCGTCGCCCACCGGGGACGCCGGAACGGTCCGGGCGCGCATTTTCAGCAGGGCGGCGATCACGCCGCGCGCCTTGGCGGGGGTCAGGAACCGTTCGTGATCGATGCGCAACTGCTTTTTCAGGAAGTTGCGCCAGTGATCGTCGGACATGCCCTGCTGCTGCCGCAAGTCCTGGATATACGCCCATTGCCGGGGGGTGCAACTGCCCGGCGGGCGGGATCGGGCCGCCTGCTGTGCGCGCAACTCGTTGATCAGCGCCAGCCACTCCTCGACGGTCAGGGCCGCCAGCGTGGTGAGGCCGGTATACCGATGAAACAGATCGTGCAGCAGGTCATAGGCGGCCGGGCCGGGGCCGGCCAACTCCCCGGCGAGGGCAAAGGCGCGGCGGCGCAGGGCGATCATCTGAGCGGGTTCTTTCATCCGAAGCATCCTCCGCCGATCAGCAGCCCGGCAAAAAACAGGCTCAGACCGAAGACGGCGAGGGCCACCCGGAGGGTCATCGCATCCACAAAATGCACGGTTCTCCGCGGGTCTTCGGCGCCGGAAAGGGAGCGAGGGGCAAAGATTTTCATGGGCATCTCCAGACCCCCCCTGCACCCCCCCTATGAAATAGGGGGGGCAGGGGGGGGTTCGGGCACCCCCGATGAAATAGGGGGGGCAGGGGGGGGTGGTTACGGTTTGACGGGGCGGAAGGTCGCGGACAGGCTGCGCTTGATCGCAATGCACTGATCCAGGCCGGATTTGACCAGCGGGTGCTCCACCTCCTGCACCAACTCCTTGAGCTTGTCAGTCAGGGTGTAGGTGACGCTGGAGGCCACCAGGTCATCAAAGCGCCCGCCGAGCAGGCCTTTGCAGCGCTCGACATCCTTGAGGACATAGGTCAGGCGTTCGGACAGGGTGACCCGGCATTGCCCATCGACGACCAGCGCCGCGCCCGCGCCGAGGCTGTTCTGCAGGGCGTCGGTGATCACGTCGAGGCGGGCTTTCAAGTCGTCGATTTGCACTTTGATCGCCCAGCCTTCGGCGGCGAGGAGGAGCAAATCCTCGCTGGCGCTCACGCATTGGCCCTCGCGTTCAATCAGGCCGGTCAGCACGGTCGGGCGGGGAGACGGGGGGGCGGTTTTACCAAACAGAGCGTTCAACATGTTTCATCTTCCTCAGTGGGGGTGAAGGCCGGGGATTCGCCCAGATGCGCTTCGAGCGCCAGGGCGAGTTGCCAGATGTTCCACTCGACATCCGGCTGCCAGGGGTAGTGAAAGGTTTTCCCCCAGGCGATCAGCGCGCGTAGGGCGTCTTCGTTCCACAGGGCGCGGGGGGACAGGTCAGACATCGTTCAATTCCTCGGTAAGCGCGGCTTCGATCAGGGCGCGGTAGGCGTAGGCGGCGATATGGTCCGGGTGCAGATCGCCCCAGCGGTCGCGCTGTGGCAGGGAGTGGACGTAGCCCTGGAGCAACGCCCGGCGGCCCAGGGTGGCGCCGTGGACGGAATGGCGCCCCAGGCGGTCGATAAAGGCCAGTTCGTGAAAGGTGGTCCATGCGGAGGGGTTGTTCATGGGCGATATTCCCCCCCTCTCCCGCCGGCCTGCGCGCGGCGGACGGCGCGCGGTTGCCGCCAGTATTCCATCCAGGCATGGTCTTCGGCGGTGAGAAACCGGCAGGGATCGCGATCCAGAATCGGGGGCAAGACCTGGTCGCTGGCGACTTCGCGCCGGGACGGCGGCAGCTCGGCGCGGCGGTAACCGCGCAATACGTCAGTGCGGGTATGCACCGCCGAGATCGAGCGGCCCAGGGCGGCGGCGATGGCCGCGGGACGCTGGCCGGCATTCAGCAGCTCGATCAGCGTCGCGTCCTCCTGCGGCGTCCATGACCGCTTGGGCTGGTAGTCCTCCAACCCCTGGGCGATCCATTGCCGCCGACGCATCACGCCCATGCGGGAGCGCCCCAGGGCGACCGCAATCGTGGTCGCGGTCTGGCCGGCGTTGAAGCGGGCGACGAGTTCGGCGTCTTCCTCGGCAGTCCAGCCGTGTTTCCAGCGCGGCTCGGTCCAGCGCTTTTTCATGGCCGGGTTTCTCCTTCGCTCAAGCCGCCGACCTGCACCTCCGCCACGCTGCGCGCCGAGCGGTCGTGGCCGATGAGGGCATGAACGAGCAGGAACAGTTGGTGCAGCCGGCGCAGGTCGGCGCGGGCGACGCGGAAGGGTCCCAGGTCCAGATACGCGCCGTCGCTGGCGAGCAGCACGTCGAGGGTGAACGGGCCGCCGATGCCGCGCTGGGTGACGGTGACATGGCCGAGATACAGCGGATCGAGAATCCCCGGCGGCATCAGCGGCGGGGGCGGTTCGTCGGGCAGGTCCAGGTCGTCCTCGTTGATCGGCCAGGGTTGCACGGTCCGGGGGGATTCGGCCGGCCCCAGCGGCAGCGGGGGGACGGGGAACGCCACCGGGGGAGCTTCGCGCCAGGGCGCGGCGGAACGGGCGCGGGGGGTGGGGCGCGGGGTCATGGGCGAGCCTCCCAGGCGGCGGGCAGGGTCACATCGTGGATCTCGAAACGGCCAGGCGACCGGCTGAGCGGGGCGTGGTAGTCCCAGTGGCCGTTCAGGCGCTCGGCCAGGTCGGTGATCAGCGCCACCACGTCGGTGATTGGCGCGTCGGCGGGGATGTGCAGGCGCAGGTCAATCGGGACCACCACGTCCTGCCCGGCGGGAGGGCGGTCATCGACGCGCGCGGCGAGGGGATGGGTTCCGGTCCGGGGGCCGGGTAATGCGTCGAGCGGCCCGTCAGCCCTCCGGGGATGGGGGGTAAAGAAGTACGAAAGCGTGGTCATCGACATGTCAAGGCTCCAGTGCAGGTTTTGTGAGGTCAGGCGTTGCCGGTCAGGTCGGCCCAGGCCAACTTGATCGGGTCGAGGGTCAGCGGGTCGCCGGCAGCAAACACCGTGGCCAGCCGCAGGGTCTTGTTGATCAGCCGCAACGCGCCCGATTGCCGGGCGATGTCGCGCAGCAGGGTGAGTTCGGCGCTGCCGGTGAGGCTCCAGGCGGCGGCCAGGGCCTCGACGTCGCCTTTGAGGGGGCGGGTGAGGGCCAGGCGTTTGCCGACGCGCGAGTGCAGACGATCCAGATAGGCGGCGCGGCTGCCGCCGGTCATCCGCGCGTAGACGGTTTCGTTGCCGATCAAGGCGATGCCGATGCCGGTGGCGTCGTGCAGGCTGCGCACTTGATCCAGGGCGTTGACCGAGAGGTGTTGCGCCTCGTCGAGAATGAGCAGACCGGCAGTGTCCTTGACGCGGTGAATGGCGGCCTGGTAGAGCCGGGCTGATCCCTGGGGCAGTTCGCGCAGGCCGAGGGCCATGCAGATATCGCCCAGGGCGGTGGACACACTGGCGGTCGCCGGGCTGAGAGTGGCCAGCCAGACGTTGGGGTTGAGAGCGGCGTAGCGTTCGGCGGCGCGGGTTTTGCCCAGGCCGGCGGCGCCGTAGATCAGGGCGATGTCGCCGGCCAGTTGCGCGTAACTGAGGGCGGTCTGGATTTTTTCGCCGGTGGGGGTGGGCAGATAGCCGGGGATCTCCGCCAGGTTGGCGCGGGCGGCGCGGCGGCGCTGGTAGGCGTCGCGCCAGCGGTCGAGCTTGCTGAGGAGGACCCGGTTGTCGCCGGGGTATTTGTCCGCCAGCCATTGGTTGAGGGCGGTTTCGCCCACACCGGACTCGCGGGCGATCAGCCGTTGGGAGAGTCCTTCCCGGTCGATCAGGGCCTTGATTTCGGCGCGCAGGTCGAGGGGTTCAGTCGTCGGGGCAGTCACGTTTTACTCCTTATATATATGAGTATTGAGGGGGGGATTAAGACGGGCTTAATCCGGGGTTAAGCCTGCTCGCGCAGGCGGGCCAGGCCCCGCCGAAACTGATCGGCGCGGTCTTCGCTTTCGGGGTCGTCGTCGGGGTCGGCGGGCCGGGGGGCGGGGCCAAAGTCCACGCGCACCACCTTGGGGTCGGGGGACGGTTCGACGGGGACGGCGGGCAGCAAGTCGCTGCGCTCCAGGGCGCTCAGGCGGCTGGCGCTGGCGGCTTCCTGCTTGCGGGCGCGCAGGTAGCGGCGCTTTTCCTTGAGGTGTTCGCGCATCGCCTGGGTGTCGCCCCAGCCGTGCGGGGCGTTGCAGGGCACTTGGGCGATAAAGCGCCCGTCGCGGCTGTAGACGGCGATGGGTTCGTGCAGATGGGCGGGGTCGTAATAGGCCACCACGGACTCGCCCAGGTGGTCGGCGAGGCGCTCGCACCAGTAGCGGTTGTCGCCGTTCGGCCCTTTGCCGACCGGCAGGGTGATCTCGCCGCTGGGGGCGCGACAGGTGCAGACGACGGGAATGAGCAGCAGCAACTGGCGTTGATGGATCGTCGGCAGGTGAATGGTGGCTTTCTGGTAGCTGTCTTCGAAGGCTTCGGCATAGCTCAGTTCGCCGCCACACACCACGGTGCGGCGCTTGGGGCGGGTGTTCCAGGCAGTGACTTCTTCCGCCAGCACCTCAAGAAATTCATCCAGGTCAATGGCTTTGTCGCTGCGATAGCCGCGCTCGGCAAAGCGCGGATGGGTCTTGACGCGCTCGTGGATGCCGCCGATGCCGAAGCTGCGCTCAATCGGCTTGGATCCGGGGTTGGTGACGTCGTGGTTGGGGTCGGCCCAGTGGACGTGGCAGCCGAGCTTCACCAGGGCGCCTTCGAGATCGTCCGGGCGGTCCTGAAAGCGATGGCGGCCGGGGGCGCGGCCGGTCATGACTTTGTTGGCGGCGGCGCGGGTGTTGTCGATCAGCACCAGGCGCGGCAGGGTGATGGCGGTCAGGTCGTAGAAAGCGAGGCGGAACAGGTCGGCGTTTTCGGTCTTGTCGACGCGGTAGGCGAGCAGCTTGTTGGAGTAGCCGTCCTGCCAGAACCAGGCGGTGGTGGTGTTGAGAATCTCGCCGTCCGGCCAGCGTATATATAAGGAGTCGAACTTGAGGCCGTCGCCGCTGACCATCTCGCCGGCATGGAAGGTGCGCGGGTCGCGGCGCAGGGTTTTGAAGGTGTCGCGCAGCGGCTCCGGGCCGGAGCGGGCGAGGGTGAGCGCGCCTTTGGAGAGGTCTTGAGTCAGGCGGCGCTGGAGGGTTTTGAGACTGGGCACCGTCCAGCCGTGTTCGGCGGCGGCGCGCTGGGTGCGTTCGTAGCAGAGGGTCGCGGGTGTGCGGCGGCGCGAGAGGTATTCGCCGACGAAGAAGTCCCACGCCTCCGGGCTGCATTCGGCCTCTTTTGGGTTGCCGATATTCCCCGGCGCCAGCAGGGCCAGCCAGTCCTGGCGGGGGGCGTCTTTGACCTTGGCCCACCAGCGGATGAGGGTCACGGCGCTGGGGTCCTTGACTGCCAGGGCGCGGGCGAGGTGGGTCACGCAGAGATCGGGATCGTCGTCCAGGGCGGCTTGCAGGCGCTGCATCCAGCCCATCCGGCGCTCGGCCTCGGCCTTGATGGTGCCGGGCCGGCGAGCGTACCACCCCCAAAGGGCTTCATGGGCGGGGTCGACGGGCGTCGCGGCCTCGGGCGTGTCGGCGGCGGCCGCTTGCTGCACCTGCCAGGCGTGTTGCCAAGCGACAGGCAGGGAGGACAGGAGGATTTCATGCCGGACACCGACCCGGCGGGTGGTGAATTCCCCGATCCGCTTGCGAACATTGCGCGGGTTGATGCCGACCATGTCAGCGATGGCGGTGGTGTCCAGCCAGACGTCATCCATGACCGCAGACTCCAGCCGCGCTCAGCAACTGTTGACGGACTGCCCGCCCTTTGGGGCCGTTCCATTTCTGCACCAAAGCCTTCTGAGCATTCTGGCGCTTGATGCCGTTCTGCTGACACCAACGGTTGAAGCTGGTGCCTTGAGCAATGAAGCCCGCTCGAACCTTGATGTACTCACTCATAATGCTTACCTTTATGCAATATACATAAAGTATTGCTCAAAATTTTGAGCAAGTAAAGGGCTATGAGCGCAAATTTATGAGCAACGGAATAGGGAAACGACTCGCCGAAGAGGTGGAGCGGTTAGGAGGGGTCTCTGTCGTAGCGGCACAGCTAAAAACAGTCCGCAACACGATCTACAACTGGAGTGAGAAGGAAAACATTCCAGCTAATAAGCTGGTTGAGCTTGGCGGGTTAGGCGCGGACGTGCAGTACATCCTCACAGGCCAGCGGGCGGGCAGCGCGTTGCCGCGTCGAGAGGCGGCGCTGATCGACAACTACCGGCAAAGCGATGAGCGCGGCAAGCGGATCATTGAACAAACCGCTTCTGCTGCGGCGCAACCGGACGAGCTAAAACAGGCCGGTTAGGGTGTGTGCAAAATACAATTAAGGTCCGCGAAAGACCGAGTAAAACGCAAGGGAAATAGGGCAAAAGGTCCGCGAATTGGGTCCGCGAGGCTGTTTTCAGGGTCCGCGAGGGTCCGCGAGGCGGGCGACAATTAAGCTAGGAAAAAGGGGAAAATTGTGAGTATTAAACAGGACTTAAATTTTTTAAAACACCTTAAATGAAAAGGGGTCAGAATCGTTCTTGGTGTCCCTCCTTCTATTTGAACAGTGTTCAGATGCAAGCTATGTGTCCGAGGGATAGGCGGCGGAATCGGGGGTAGGGCGCTGTTTTATCCGGGGTTTTCCGGGTTTTTTCCGGGTTCGTGGTTTTCTGCCTTGGGAATCAAGCTATGTGTCCCCCCTCACACCAGACAGAGAATCGGTCCCTTGAGCTTACGCGCCCGCTGCTGTACAGCCAG